GTTCAGATGGAGCTGGCCAATGTAATTTCCGCCTGTAGGGGTTGTCTCTGCAATCGTCGCGGTAGAACGATCAGCCAGCTTATCCGCAGTAACTGCATCAGCAGCGATACGGGCAGCCGCAAAAGTTCCGGTTGTAATCTTTGCTGCATCAAGGTCAGGGATGTCAGTAGCAGCGAGAGACTCACTTGCAGTGATGTGGCCTTGGGCGTCAAACGTAACCTTTGCGGCAGTCGCGCCAGTAACGCTGTTTGAGTGATTGACTGCACCAGCAGCCGTAACCTCTAAACCAGAACCAGGCTTAACAGCACCTGTCGCAGATGAAGTTGCAAGCGGAATATCACCAGCAGCGATTGCTCGACCGCTAGTGATCAGACCATTGGCGTCATATTTAACAAGATGATTCTCAGAAGTTTCTGCAGTAACAGTGTTGTTGATAGCAATCGTGTCGCTAGACATCGTCAGGCCGTTGCCATTGACGATCACGCCGCCTTTGGCGCTGGTCGTTGCAGTCGGCAAGTCAGCGCCCGCAATAACGCGGTAGCTGACCGATCCACCATCGCCAGATGGCCCAGCAAGAAACTGCGAAGCAGCAGTGGTGTCGTCAAGCGTTGCGCTGACAGTGACAGTGTCACCGCTCGTAGAGGCGACGATATTGACAATCCCTGAGGTGCTGCCGCTTACAACATTGATTGAGCCAGCAGCTTTTACGGAATCCCAGGACGATCCATCCCAAACGTAAATCTTGTCGCTATCTGCCGTATTCAGCGCAACCTGCCCAATAAAGTCACCAGAACCAGGCAACGTCGACACCAGCGTCACGCTGGAGTTGTCGGCCAACTTGGCTGCGGTCACAGCCGAATTATTGATTTTCGCTGTTTCAACCGCAGACGCT